TGCAGAATGCTGTAGGCCATGGTACCGGTCTTGGCGTTTTCCACCGCAGCGGCATCAAAGCCCTTGGCGGCCAGTGCTGCCGGTGCGTTGCCGTCTGCCGGCACCCACTCGCCGCGGGCATAGTATGCGCCGCCGGTGCTGCATTTGATCATATCCAACATCTCGATTCGCCTCTCTTTTTCTGTTTCCCGCCCGCCGCAGTTTGCGGGCACTGCCCCGGCAGGACGGCCAGCGGCCCCCTGCCCCGTTACGATCACGGATCGTATCGTTTTTTTATTATAGCATGAAACCATGGAAAGAAAAAGCACTTTTTCCGAATGAACTGTGAACAGACCGCAAAGCCTCTCCATCCGCTCGACCGCAGCATGTGCATATCATCCCCTTTCCGGAATACAAGCATGAAAAAAGCACCCAAGAACCATCGTTCTCAGGTGCTTTTCTTCATGCCGCCGACGGGGGTCGAACCCGGTCCAGAACTTTTCCGGCGAAAACCCGACATACATATCCAACGTACTTCCGTTAAATTCCGAAATCCACTTCTCCGGGAAGGAAACCGCAAACACGGTGCGAGAAATAGAAACGTGTTACAAAATGTGTTATTTCTCAAGACTTTCCGGATCAAGAACCCTGCTGAGAACGTTGTCCAGGTCTGCGGCAGTCTGCACATCCTCGCCATGAATAAGATGCGCGTAGATCCCGAACGTGTCCATCTGGCGGGAGTGGCCAACCAAGGGCTTGACTTGTCCCTCTGGCAGCGTTTTTGCCAGTGATACGAACGTGTGCCGGAGATTATACGGCGGAACATAGTGCAGGCCGTTGGCCTCGCAGTAGCGCCGCCAATATTTTCTATAGGTGTCCTCACAGGAGATGCAAAACACGCTCTCCTGCCCGCCTGTCAGCTTTTTCTGTGCCTGCAGAATAGCGGCCGCACTATCGGTGAGTGCAAAGGCGCGCACAGCGTTGTCGTTCTTGCCGCGGGTTTCCTCGCCACGGGTGTTTATAGCTCGCCGGATCTTCACCCGGCCACCCTTAACGTCCTTCCAGCTCAGTCCGATCAGCTCGCCCGGACGAAGGCCAGTCACAACGCTAAACCTGTACGCATTGACATAAGGATCCTCGATCAGTTTGCCGTCCAGGATCGTAGTGTCCACCTCAAAAAGTGTACGCAGATCCTCCGGCTGCAATATTTCTTTTTCCTTGGAGCGTGCACCCTTTGGCACATGCAGTTCTTCCGGCCGCAGAGTGGACATTTTGCTCAGGCGCAGCCATTTGCAGAACATGGTCAAATCCGTGCACATGTTGGAAAGGTATTTTTTGCTCAGTCCTCCTGCAAATCCTTTGTTGATGATGGCTTGCAGCTGTTGTTCCGTCAGGTCTCCCACACGCCTCCGGCCAATGACTGGACGCACCCAGACGTTCCACCGGCTCTGGATCGGTTCCCAGTTGGAGCGGCTGGTGGTCAGTTTCAGCTCGCCGATCCACTGCGGATAGGCTGCTTCTACCAGCATCCGAGTATTGCTGATGCCGTCATCCAGCCATGCGTCCGCCTTTGCATTGGCTTCACGCTGGCCGGTGCGGCCGGGCTTTGAGCTGGTAAAGGATCTGCGCACACCATTCTTTTGGACGTTGATCTGCCAGCGCTGCTGATTCGGCAGCCAGGCTGCTGTGTTGGTTCGTTTTCCCATAAAATGCACCTCCACAGATACACTTTGACAAGCCTGCCCGGAGGTGGTATCATAGTTTGTGCAGAGTCGCAATTCTGTAGGATCGTGACGCCATCCGGCAAGCGGTTCGGGATCCCTCCACTGGTGCTGGTAACACCGGTGGAGGGACTTCTTTTTATTTAGTTGTTTGTGCGGTAGATGGCTTCCATGCCCTGGTCCGGATGATAAGACCAAGTCACAGTTACATTGTCAAAGGATTCTTTTTGACGCCCGTCCAAAGCTCGAGTTTTCAGCATTTCTTCATAGAGCCAGTCAGGCAAGCCCAGTGCCTTGTTAATCGTCTCGATATGGTTGAGGCCTGTCTCGATCAAGCTCGAGTCTCCGCCCTTGTAGTTGAACGGATTTGTGTCAATCATGAGATAGGAATCGTCATCAGCAACGGTAATCATGCAATCAGAATACACTTCATAGAACTTTTTGAAGGTTTCCGCACTCGTTTTGCCGTGGTCAATAGCCGCCCACACAACATTACCAAACGGTGTGCTCACTTTTTCTCCTTTTTCATTTGTCGTGACAACTTCACTGGATAAGAAAATAGGAGAGCCATCGCCTGCTGTTTGCTGATACAATCCCTTCAGAGTAATCTGCTGGTGATCGAGTGCAGCCTTTGCATACTCATACTGAGAGTCCTTGATTGCTGCATAAAAACGCTGTCCATCTGCGGACACAACCGAGAAACATTTGTAATTTACTGCTTGATAAGGATAGCTCGAGCGGTCTTCTCCTTCATAGGTGAAGAAATACCCGAAGTCTGTCTGACCTGAAAATTCTGTGGCGGTCCATTTGCTGTAGTTCGCAGCAAACGCCGGAACTGCAAAAGCAAGGCAAAGTGCCAGCACCGCGAACAATGAGACGATTTTCTTTTTCATGTTTTTTCCGTCCTTTCTGATATAAGCTCCAACTCGAGCACCATTATATTTTCGGGGTACGGTCACCTCCTCACATTTTTTACCGCAGACAGAAGCCTGCAGGTATTTATTACATCAGAACCAGTGCGTATACCCCACGGCTTTGCCCTCAATGTGCACATCTTCCAGCTGGGGGCCGGTGTAGACCATCGGCATGCCCGGCGGGCGTTTTCTTTCGTCCTTATATCAGTTCACCTTTTCAAAAACCATTGTAGCCTGAATGCGGTCACCGCCCATCAGGCCCTTGCTGCCACCGTTGGCGGTGGTAATCGTGTGCAGGCGGTAGCCTTTAGCAGCCTGCTGGTTGATGACGTTTTCCAACTCCGTCAGGTTGCCGGAACCGGTACCGATAAACTTTTCTTTCAGCGTCACCTGAAGAACAACATACTGGTATGCGTTGCCCGATGCCTCTGAGTAAGAAGATTCTTTTTGTAATGTGTCCATAAAGCCCATAATAATGTCCTCCTGTTTTGTTTATATATCCCGGCAAAGTCCGACGGCCTTGCCTTCGATTACAACGTCGTTCATGTCCTCCCGGCTGAGGATGATGCTGTTGAAAGCCGGATTCTCCGGCCTCAGTTCAATGAAGTTCTCGTGCAGATAGACATGCTTCAGGGTTGCCTCTTCCCCGATGCGCACAGCAGCGATCTCGCCGTTTTCCACCTCCGGCTGCTTCCGGATGGCCACCAGATCACCGTCATGGATCCGTGGTTCCATGCTGTCGCCCTTGCAGGTCAGTGTAAAGGTGGAGCGCCACTTGGACGGCACACAGACTATGCGCTCCACGTTCTGTTCCGCCGTGATCGGCGTACCGCAGGCGATCCGGCCCACCAATGGGACCATGTCCATCTCCGGCATCGGCTGAAAGCCTGGAGGAACGGCAGACGTAGCAGATGTTGACTGCACGTCATCCACAATGGCACTCTTGGCGATTCCAAAATAGTTGGCCATTTTTTCAACTGCACCCATGCGGGGCGTTTTGATGCCAAGTTCCCAAGTGGACACCGCCTTGTCACTGACACCGGCGATCTTGCCAAGTTCTGCCTGCGATAGACCATGCTCGGTACGGATTCTTTTTATATTTTCAGCGATGCTCAATTGAATCACTCCTTATATGTAGAGATTACACCAAAAGTAGAGCATTGTCAACATCACTTAGAAAATTTTCTACTTTAAGTTCTTGACATTCTACCGAAAGTGGAGTATAGTATTCTCAACCCCAGACGAAAGGAGGTTGACGATTTGGGATTTACTGTAAAACAAGCCCGCCAGTACGCAGGATTCACCCAGCGTGAAATGGCAGAAAAGCTCGGAATTTCGCGCGATACATACCGCAAAATCGAGCAATCGCCCGAAGATGCCACAGTCGCCACTGCGAAGAAAATCAGTGAGGTCGTTGGGATTCCAATTGACCAAATTTTTTTCGCCAATATGTCTACTTAAAGTAGAGCATGCAGTAAGGAGGTACAAATTCACATGAACATTCAGGAAGAAATACAAAAGAACCGTGCTCATTCTGACCACTTAAAGAAAATCGCCCTCAAGCTGTTCGAGCAGCTCAAGAGCGAAAAGGTTGATTTTTCGGACGCGGAGCGCATCGTCAGCATGCTGTCGGCGTCCGTGAAATCGGAGCGGGACAATCGGATTCTTTAATCCATGCTGTATGGACTGAACAGTTCATCGTCCGCCAGTTCAATGAGTTCATCCAGACAGGCTCTGTACCAATGTGCCAGCGCGCAGGCCGCCTGTGCAGGATCATCCAGATCAAGATTCTGCGGATGCTCTCCACGCTGGAGTGCGATTTGCAGCTTGTTGTTGGCGTAAGCCAATGCCAGATTGTGCCGTACCTTATTTCCGTCATTCACAGTATTCACCCCCCTTCCGTTTTTTCTTATTGTAACGCAGGGCCAGGGTGGACGCAAGGAGGTGAAGAAGATGAAGGACAACAAAAAGCCCGGCGAACCGCCGGAGACGGAGGGCCGGGGGATTTTCCACTATGTGCGAACCCATAAGCCGCCTTGGTGGCTATATTGGTCGCCTGCTATCATATGGGCGATCACGGTTGCAATTGTTTCCATAGCGATATGGCGGAAAGGATAAGTGCCGCAAAAGCCATCAAGTTTGAAACAATAATCCCCGTCCATTCTCGGAAGTTTTCCTGTCTGTATCGGGAGCTTTCCCTATCCTCTACTATCTGCTCTGATCTTTTCTTTCGGTCTATGTAACTCGTGTAGAGCGTACCGGTTTCTGTGACGACAAATTCATCGCCGGTTTTAGAAAGTGCATAAGGTGCGAGAAAGCCAAGTTCAACGAGATGCCCTGCATCTACTGGATGCAAATGCAGAACCGCACCATATCTTGCCAGTTCTAAGTAGCGCATGTCGTCCTCTAACAGAACAACTTTGTCAAAATCCATCATTTTACCACCTCCCTTCCCCGCTCAAGTATACCGCAGAAGGGAGACCACAACAAGGAGGCATGATCTATGGACCGACTGACACACCCCCGCAGCAGCGGGATCAAGACGGGCTACTGGAGCCCGGAGCGCAAAGAAACACTTGTGCAGCGCCTCGCCCAGTACGAGGACACCGGCTGTACGCCGGAAGATATCCGAGAGTTGAAAGAATTCAAGAGCCGGCACGATGACCGGTTCCAGACTTTCAGCCCGGACTAAAAAGAGGAGGTACACAGATGGAACGTTACATGATTCTGATCAAACCCGGCGGCAAATGCCGCCTGATCCGGTGCGATGCGGACGGCACCCTGACCCTACAGACCCTGGCCGAGACTTGGCTGCTGGAGTTGGAAGCATGAACGGCCGCAATAAGCGCTGGGCAGAACAGCGCTGGGACGCCCTCCAGCCTGACCGGCTGGCACACATCCGCAAAAAGAAGGAGGACAAAAGCCATGAGAAAGCCAAGAAGCCCTTACCTGAAGCTGGCCCGCCTCATCGAGGACGAAGGGTTTGAGCACCGGGAGTTCGCCAAGCTGGTCGGCATGGGTGAAAGTACCCTGTCCACCCGCCTGAACCCGAAGCCGGAGCAAAAGAACAATGAGTGGCGCCATTACGAGATCACCGCCATCTGCAGGGAGCTTCACATCCCGCAGGAGCAGATCGGAGAGTATTTCTTCCCGAAGGTTGAGAAAGGAGCATGAACATGAAAGCAAAACTTTACATCGACAGTGAGGACTCGACCATCAAGGTCGAAGGTGGTCCCAGCGACGCGCTGAATCTTCTGGTGGATGCGATCGCGCAGATTCTGAAAGGTTATTTCCCGCACAACTTCGAGAAGCAGATGGCGTGGGTGTCCGGGCTTCTCTACGGCACGATCCGCAAGCTGAAAGAGGAGAATGACGATGAAGATTAAATCCACTGTCTGGCAGGTGCTGGCCGCCGGGAGCTTCGGCGCGGGCCTGCTGTATGCCCTGGGCATCGAGGGCACTGCGCAGGTGGGCGGCACGATCACCGACGGCGAGTTCGTCACCGCCATGGTGCTGATTCTGGCAGCCCTTGCCCTGATGCGCATCAGCTTTGCCGTGCAGGACGCCGAGGAGAAAGCCGGCAAGAAGGTCCACAAGGAGCCCCAGAACACCGTCAAGGGCAAGCGGAAGGTGGGGTAACCCCCATGCCTGACCTTGTCAACAATGCCTTTTGGTATACGGTCTGGGACGCCAAGAGCGGTGACCTGATTGCCAGCAGCACGGCTGCCATGTGCGCCCGGCGGCTGGGCTACGCCAGCGCAAATTCTTTTGCCGCTTCCGTCTGCCACTGGTTCAAGGACGGCAGGCAGCACGTCAAGTACATTTGCCAGCGGGAGCTCATCCCGCGCAGCGAGGTGGACAGCCTGCCACGCAAAACAAAAAGGCCCGCCCGTGTTCGCAGCACGGACGAGCCCAAGGGTGATGGATTCTCTACTCCCCATCACCCCGAAGAATAACACACTTTGGAGGTTTTTACAAGCATGAAAGGTATTCTGATCGAACCGGGCCGCGCCCCGGAACCGGCAAATCTGCCGGACACCCTCTCCGCTATGGAGGCCCGGCTTGGCGGCACGGTGGAGCATTACATCTTCCCGCGCACCCCGGCGGTGCTGTTCTTCCGCACGGCGGGCCAGCCGGTCAACCGTGTGGTGCGCGGCCAGCCCCTGTGCGGCACCATCTTCTGCTATGGCTGGCGTGGCGGCGACATCAAGCCGCTGTCCGGTGCCCTGCTCGCCGAGCTGCTGGACCGTCTGAAGGACACGGAGGTGCGGGTATGAACACCTACATCTGCAAGTGTGGGCGGAGGGTGAAGAAGTCCACCAATGCCGACAACACCGGCAACCGTCTGAAAGGGTACGGCCCGGGCCATGAATGCTATGGCTGTCCCTACGCTATGCCGTGGGGCGGTAACGAGTGGAACGAGACTGCCAAACGTTTCGTGCAGGATATTAAGGGCTACGAGTGCCGGATGAGTAGAACGCTCTCATATGGCTCCCTCTTCATCGGCTCGACCAAAGACAAATGCACCTGCTCTGTGTTCAGCCTGGATTTCGACTTTCTGGAACAGATCAGTACATGGGTCAAAGATACTTTCTCTCAGGGCGAACTCACGGGCGGCTTTTCTCGAGACGAGATTCGCCCCACTGATTACTCCCACAATGGCCGCTACTGCTGTACATTCGTCTGCGCTGCCAACAAAAGGGGAATTTCTGCCAAAGCGGCTCTATTGGCCCGGTTTTTCAATCCGGATGGCAACCGCAAGGGCATGACCCCACAGCAGGAGATGGAAAAGGTTCTGGCCGATATCAGAAAGGCCACTCAGGCAAAGGAGAAACTGGAATGTACGACGATGGATTCTGCGGCCCCGTCCGAGAATGCGGGCACTTCTTTTGCAACTGGTGGTGCGCCTTTATCGAATGGAACTGGGTCGATGACGGAGCCTGTCCATTCAGCCCCGCAGGACAAGCCACTGGCTTTCCTTCCGGAGACCACCATCCCGGAGTTTGACTACTCAGGCTTGCCCGAACAGACCGTGGAAAATCTGCACTTTGCCGAGGACGAATACCACCACGGCAAGCAGATGGCCGAGCGTGGCCTTGTGCACATGGGCAATGCCATCGCCGCCGCCCATGATGCACTGTGCGGCACCGTTGTCCAACAATTGGACAACGGCCAGTTCGCAAAAAAAGAGGATACGTTCCGGGCATGGTGCTGCTCTATCGGCATCACCAAGTCAACCGCCTACAACCTGCTGCAGGTTTCTGCCCTGATGGACGGCAGCAGCCCCCGCCAGCGGGCCATTCTGGAAGCCCTGCCGACGACCCTGCTGTATGCCGTGGCAAAGCCCAGCGCTCCGGCAGAGCTGGTGGAGAAGGTCAAGAACGGTGAGGTCACCACGAACAAGGAGTATCAGGATTTGCTGAAGGAGAACCAGCAGCTGCGCACTGACCGGGTAAACGCCATGAATCAGGCCGAGCGGGAAAAGCAGCGTGCCGAAAAGGCCGAAGCTGAACGGGACAAGGCCCGCGCCGACCAGCTGAGCACCGCCAAAGACTGCAACCGGCTGGGCCTGAAGGTCTCGCAGGAAAAAGACCGTGCAGACAAAGCCGAGGCCCGAGAGGAAGAAGCCTGGAAGCTGCAGAGCAAGGCCGAAACCCGGGCGCAGGAGGCCGAGAAGCAGCTGGAGGGGTCCCGGCAGATGGCCGAAGCGGCCAAGCTCCGGGGCGACAAGCTCAAGGCCGAGAATGATGCACTCAAGAAGCAGCCCATCACTGCGGTGGTGGACAAGGAAGAGGTGGAGCGTCAGGCCAGGGAAATGGCCGCCGAGATGACCGCCGACCTGCGGGCACAGCTGGAACAGACCGCTTCCGGCAGCGAACAGGATGCCCACAGCTCCTATGACAACGTACTTTTGGCCGACCGTTCTTTCCAGAACATCGGCAAAATGGTGATTCCGTCCCTCCGCAAGCTGCCGCAGGAGCAGCGGGAAGCCGTCGCCAATCAGCTCATCCGTACACTGGGACAAATTCAAGGGGAGGTATCACAATGTCTGTAAAGATCACGGCGCTGGAAGCCGAGAACGTCAAGCGCATCAAGGCCGTTGCGCTCACCCCGTCGCCCACCGGGCTCACCCTCGTGGGCGGCAACAACAATCAGGGCAAGACCAGCGTGCTGGACGCCCTGGCGTGGGCCCTGGGCGGGGACCGTTTCCGTCCGGACGCCGCACAGCGGGACGGTGCTATCGCTCCTGCTCACCTCAAGGTCACACTGTCCAACGGCGTGGTGGTGGAGCGCAAGGGCAAAAATGCCAGCCTGACCGTCACCGACCCCACGGGCCGCCGCAGCGGCCAGCAGCTGCTCAACGCCTTTGTGGAGCCGCTGGCCCTCGACCTGCCCCGCTTCATGGACGCCAGCGACAAGGAAAAGGCCGACATCCTGCTGCGCATCATCGGCGTGGGGTCGGAGCTGCAGGTCAAAGATCTGGAGATCAAGGGCCTGTACGACAAGCGCACCTTCACCGGCCAGCTGGCCGCCCAGAAAAAGCACTTTGCCGAGGAAATGATCTCCTACCCGGAAGCCCCGGACGAGCCGGTGAGCGCCTCCGAGCTCATCCGTCAGCAGCAGGACATTCTGGCCCGGAATGGCGAGAACCAGCGCCTGCGGGCCCAGTATGCAGAGCTTGAACAGCAGGTGCAGCAGTGTGTGGACGAGCTGAAGCGCACCCGGGAACGCATTGCCACACTGCAGCAGCTGGCAGATGAACTGGACGCCAAGCACACCAAGTTGTTCAATCAGCGGGAAACTGCAAGAAAGACCGTCTCCCAGCTGCAAGACGAATCCACCGCCGAACTGGAAGCGTCCATCCGGGACATTGAGGAGACCAACCGCAAGGTGCGGGCCAACCTGGAAAAATCCCGGGCTGAGGACGAAGCCGCCCAGTACGCCAGCGAGTACGACCGCCTGACCGAATCCATCCAGCAGAAGCGTGCCGACCGCATGGCCCTGCTGAACGGCGCAGACCTGCCGCTGCCGGGGCTGAGCGTGGAGGACGGCGTCCTTACTTACAAAGGCAAGCACTGGCGGGATATGTCCGGCAGTGACCAGCTGCGGGTGGCCGCCGCCATCGTGCGCCGGCTGAACCCGGACTGCGGCTTTGTTCTGCTGGACAAGCTGGAGCAGATGGACATGACCACCCTGCAGGAGTTTTCCGCCTGGCTGGAAGCCGAGGGCCTGCAGGCCATTGCTACCCGCGTTTCCACCGGCAGTGAGTGCCAGATCATCATTGAGGACGGCATGGTCAAGGACGCCGTGCCGCCCGAAGAGAAGCCCCAGCCCCGGAGCTGGACGAAAGGAGCGTTTTAAATGAGCAAGTATGCAGTGACAAGCGGCGTGCAGGCTGCGCCGGTCAAGACCGTGCTGTACGGGCCGGAGGGCATCGGCAAGAGTACCTTCGCGTCCCACTTCCCGGACCCGGTGTTCATCGACACCGAGGGCGGCACCAAGCGCCTGAACGTCGCCCGCCTGCCCCAGCCCACCAGCTGGGCCATGCTGCTGGACGAGGTGGCCGAGGTGCGCAAGGGCAACGTGCCCTGCAGCACGCTGGTCATCGACACGGCCGACTGGGCCGAGCGCCTGTGCATCCAGGCGGTGTGCGCCCGTGCCAAGGTGAACGGCATCGAAGATTTCGGTTACGGCAAGGGCTACACCTACGTCAAAGAAGAGTTTGCCAAGCTGCTGGACGCGCTGGAAGAGGTGCTGAACGCCGGCCACAATGTGGTGGTGCTGGCCCATGCCGCCATCACCAAGTTTGAGCAGCCGGACGCCGTGGGCAACTATGACCGCTGGAGCATGAAGACTTCCAAACAGGTAGCGCCGCTGCTGCGGGAGTGGTGCGATCTGCTGCTGTTCGCCAACTACAAGACCGTAGTAGAAAAGGCGGGCAGCAGCCCCAACGCCAAAAACAAGGCCAGCGGCGGCAAGCGGGTGCTGTACACCACCCACCACGCCTGCTGGGACGCCAAGAACCGCTTTGACCTGCCGGAGGAGGTGCCCTTTGATTACGCCAGCATTGCCCACTGCCTGCCCGGCGGCAGCGCACCGGCAGCTACCCAGACGCCGGTGCAGCACGCCCCGGCTCCTGCCCCGCAGCCCAAACATCAGCCGGATGCCGACATCCTGCCCACCCCGCAGGCACAGCCGGAACCGCCCCGTGAAGAGGTTCCTAAGGCCCTGCTCACGCCGGATCTGGTCGCCCTGGGCGTGCCGGAAAAACTGGCTCCGCTCATGAGCGCCAACAACGTGACTCCGGAAGAGCTGCAGCATGTAGTGGGCGAGCGGGGCTACTTCCCGGAGGATATGCCCATCAAGGACTACCCCATGGATTTTGTGGAGGGCTGCCTGATCGCCGCATGGCCGCAGGTGCTGCAGATGGTTCTGGACAGCCGTGACCTGCCGTTTTAACGTACATTAAATAAAGGAGAAGCATTATGAACGAGATGAACAACGAAGGTTTCGCTTTGGGTTGGGATGACGAGTTTACCAACGAGCAGCAGGAATTCGTGCTGCTGCCGGAGGGCGAGTACCCCTTTGAAGTGACCCAGATGGAGCGTGCCCGCTATGAGGGCGGGGCCAAGCTGCCGCCCTGCTCCATGGCAAAACTGACCCTGCGCATTTATGGCGGGGCCAAGGGCGACACCACCGTGACCCACCGCCTGTACCTGCATACCAAGACCCAGGGTCTGCTGGGCGCGTTCTTTGAGAGCATCGGCCAGTGCAAGCGGGGCGAAACCTTCCGCCCCCGCTGGAACGAGGTGGTAGGTGCCAAGGGCATCTGCAAGCTGGGCGTCCGGGAGTACACCAAACAGAGCGGCCCTCACGCCGGTGAGACCGGCCAGAGCAACGAGGTGCAGCGCTTCCTGCCGCCCCCGGCACCCAAGGCGGCACCCTCGCAGGGCTGGACGCAGGGGGCGTTTTAAATGGCAAAGACGCAAGCCCTGCGCCCCTACCAGCAGGCCGCACGGGATGCCATCCACACCGAGTGGGAGAACGGCCACACCCGCACCCTGCTGGTGCTGCCCACCGGCACCGGCAAGACCATCGTGTTCGCGTCGGTGGCCGCTGATCAGGTGCGTGCCGGAGACCGGGTGCTGATCCTCGCCCACCGGGGCGAGCTGCTGGAACAGGCTGCCGACAAGCTACAGCGTTCCACCGGCCTTGTCAGCGCCGTAGAAAAGGCCGAATCCACCTGCCTGGACAGCTGGTTCCGGGTGGTGGTGGGCAGCGTGCAGACCCTGCAGCGCACTGCCCGGCTGGAACGCTTCCCGCAGGATTATTTCGGCACCATCATCATCGACGAGGCCCACCACGCCATCACTGACGGTTACCGCCGCATCCTGGACTACTTCAGCGGGGCCAAGGTGCTTGGCGTCACCGCCACGCCGGACCGCGGCGACATGCGCAATCTGGGCGAGGTGTTCGACAGCCTGGCCTTTGAGTACAAGCTGACCGATGCCATCAAGGAGGGCTATCTGTGCAAGATCATGGCCCAGACCATCCCGCTGCAGCTGGATATTACATCCGTGACCATGAGCGGCGGCGACTACGCCGTGGGCGACCTGGGCACAGCCCTTGATCCGTATTTGGAGCAGATCGCCGCCGAAATGGCTCGGCGCTGCAAGAGCCGCAAAACGGTGGTGTTCCTGCCGCTGATCAAGACCAGCCAGAAGTTCCGGGACCTGCTGAACACCTACGGCTTCCGGGCTGCCGAGGTCAACGGCCAGAGCGACGACCGCAGGCAGGTGCTGGCCGACTTCGACGCCGGCAAATACAATGTGCTGTGCAACTCCATGCTGCTCACCGAGGGCTGGGACTGCCCCTCCGTGGACTGCGTGGTGGTGCTGCGGCCCACCAAGGTGCGCAGCCTGTACAGCCAGATGGTGGGGCGCGGCACCCGCCTTTCCCCGGGCAAGACCGACCTGCTGTTGCTGGATTTCCTGTGGATGACCGACAAGCACGAGCTGTGCCGCCCGGCAGACCTGGTCTGTGAGGACCGCACTGTGGCCCGCCAGATGACCGAGCATCTGGCCGAGACCGGCTGCCCGGAGGACATCGAGGAGGCCGCCGCCCAGGCCAGCGAGGACGTGGTGGCCCAGCGGGAAGAAGCCCTTGCCAAGCAGCTGGAAGAGCAGCGCCGTAAAAAGGCAAAACTGGTGGACCCGCTGCAGTACGAAATGAGCATTCAGGCCGAAGATCTGGCCGGGTATGTGCCCGCCTTTGGCTGGGAGGCCGGTCCGCCCAGCGAGCAACAGACCGCCGCGCTGGAAAAGCTGGGAATCCTGCCGGACGCAGTGGAATCCGCCGGCAAGGCCGCCCTGCTGCTGGACCGCCTGAACAAGCGCCGGGACGAGGGCCTGACCACGCCCAAACAGATCCGCTGTCTGGAAAAGTACGGGTTCCAGCATGTGGGCACCTGGAGCTTTGAGGCCGCCCGCCACATGATCGATCGCATAGCGGCTCAAGGCTGGCGCGGCGTGCCCAAGGGCGTGAACCCCCGCACCTATACCCCCGTTGCGGAGCCGCCTGCTGCAGACAGTCCTTTTGATTTTGGATGGTAACGTGAATGGACAATGCGAATGAACTCAAAGAAGCGCTGGATTTTCTCAGCCCGTCCGCCCTGACCTACGACGAATGGATCCTGGTGGGCATGGGCCTGAAGGAAGCCGGCCTGCCCGTGGAAGCATGGGAACAGTGGAGCGCCCGGGACGGGGGCCGCTACCACAAAGGCGAGTGCGCCAAGAAGTGGGCCAGTTTCCACGGCGGCGGGGGCAGCCCCGTCACGGCCAGCAGTATCTTTCAGCTGGCCTATTCCAGCGGATGGAGAGGCCCTGCCGGCCATGCACTGGACTGGAACGACGACATCTCCGCCGGGACGAACCACACAGACGGCCAGCTGGTAGACCCCCGTTGGGTGGAAGCCCACGATCTCGCCCTGCCGGAACAGTGGGACCCTGTGGACCAGCTCAGGCGCTACCTGCAGGCCCTGTTTGAAGAGGACGAGTATGTGGCCTATGTCACCGAGAGTTTCATGGCCGACGACAAACGCCGCCCGGCCAAGGGCAGCTGGACCCGCACCGCCGGGCAGCTCCTTGCCGAACTGGGCACCTGCGGCGGGGATCTCGGCAAGGTGCTGGGCGACTGGGACCCGGAGGTGGGTGCCTGGATCTGCTTCAACCCCGTGGACGGCACAGGCCGCAAGGACGCCAACGTCACCGCCTACCGCTACGCCCTTGTGGAGTGCGATAACATGGAGCTGGGCAAGCAGCAGGCCATCATCAAGCAGCTGGAGCTGCCCTGCGCCGCGCTGGTGTACTCCGGCGGCAAGAGCGTCCACGCCATCGTCAAGGTGGACGCCCCGGACTATGCCGAGTACCGCAAGCGGGTGGATTACCTCTACGCTGCCTGCCAGAAAAACGGCCTGACCCTCGACCAGCAGAACCGCAACCCCAGCCGCCTGAGCCGGATGCCCGGCATCCTGCGCGGCGACAAGCGGCAGGTGCTTCTGGAGACCAATTTCGGCAAGAGCTGCTGGGACGAGTGGGTGGACTGGCTGGAAGCCGAGACCGACGACCTGCCGGACACCGAGAACCTCGCCGCCGACTGGGAGCACCTGCCCCCGCTGGCAGACCCGCTCATCTTCGGGGTGCTGCGCAAAGGGCACAAGATGCTTCTGGCGGGCCCCAGCAAGGCCGGCAAGAGCTTTGCCCTCATCGAGCTGTGCATCGCCATTGCCGAGGGCAAGCCGTGGCTGGGCCAGTTCTCCTGCGCCCAGGGCAAGGTGCTGTACATCAATCTGGAGCTGGATCGGGCCTCCTGCCTGCACCGCTTCAAGGATGTGTACACCGCCATGGGCCTGCCGCCGGAGCACCTGAAAAACATTGACATCTGGAACCTGCGCGGTGCGTCCGTGCCCATGGACAAGCTGGCCCCCAAGCTCATCCGCCGGGCCCAGAAAAAGGGCTACATGGCCGTGGTGCTGGACCCCATTTATAAGGTAATCACCGGCGACGAGAACAGCGCCGACCAGATGGCCAAGTTCTGCAACCAGTTTGACCTTGTGTGCCGCGCACTGGACTGCGCCGTGATCTACTGCCACCACCACAGCAAAGGTGCCCAGGGCGGCAAGCGCAGCATGGACCGTGCGTCCGGTTCCGGCGTGTTCGCCCGTGACCCGGACGCCATGCTGGACATGACCGAGCTGACGCCCACCGACGCCATCCGGGAGCAGCTGCGCAACAAGGCAGCTTGTCGGGTCATCAAGGCCATGCTGGACAAGCGCGGCCATGCGGACGCCTACGGCCCGGACGATACCCTCAGCAAGAGCCGGATGCTGGCCGTGGCCAAGGAGTGCCTGGGCCTGGCCGACCTGCGGGCCATTGACGCCGAAGTCGCCGCCGCCCAGAAGCAGGCCGACGGCATGACTGCCTGGCGCATCGAGGGCACGCTCCGCGAGTTCGCCCGCTTTGACCCGGTGAACCTCTGGTTTGACTACCCGGTGCACAAGCCGGACAGCGGTCTGCTGGAGGATCTGCAGCCGGACAGCGACTTCCGCACTCTGGGCAACCGCGGTGCCGCTAAGCGCTGGGGCGACAAAGGCAAAGTGACCAAGGACAAAAAAGCCGAACTGGACACCGCCTTTGAAGCCTGCACCATGGACGGCGAGGTGACCGTCTATGCTCTGGCCGAATACATGGACCTAAAGCCCCGCACCGTCAAGACCCGCCTGAAGGATGACGGGCGGTTCTGGATCGACGGTGAGAAAGTTGGACGCAAGGAACCCGGCAGCAACGGTTAAACGATTTGTAATTTTTGCAATTACAGTTTGTTGTAAAAATGCAGTTATAGCCGCTATTTTGCACGACACGAAAAACTGCAATTTTGCAGTTATAGCCGCTATGACTGCAGATTTTGCAGTGCAAAATAGCCTATATATAATAAGCAAACTGCAACTGCATTGTGATGGGGTCTCCCGGAGGATGGGGCGTGCACAGCCCCCATCCATCCGGGGAACCCTCCCCATCACGTTGGCGAACTGAAAAAAGAAAAACGAGGTGAACCCCATGTACACGCAATTCTTTATCCCCATGCAGCCGCCCACCACCACCCACAACGCAAAGCAGCTGCACGCCTACATGAAGGGCGGCCAGCCCCACGCGGTGCTCCACGACAGCCCGGAGCTGAAAGCCGCCCGCGCCAAGCTTCATGCGTATCTCGCGCCCCATGCGCCCAAAGCGCCCATCCCGGCAGGCCAGCCGGTGCGGCTGCTGGTCAAGTGGTGCTTTCCCACCGAGGGCAAGCACCGCAGCGGCGAGTGGCGCACCAGTAAACCCGACACCGACAACCTGGAAAAGGCCCTCAAGGACGAGATGAACCACCTGCACTTCTGGGCCGATGACGCGCAGGTGTGCAGCGAGATTGTGGAGAAGTTCTGGTCGGACCCCTGCGGTGTGTTCGTCCGGGTGGAGGAGCTGGCATGACCTACGAAGAGAAAAGACGCTGGCTCAGTCGGTACGGGGACGCTATGGTAAAGGCCAAGCACCTGCGAGATGATTTAGATGAAGCAGAACGTGACACCGGTTGTACCACGCAGCAACTGACCGGAATGCCGGGCGGCAGCGGTGATGGGCAGAGTCTGGCACGAACTGTAGAACGTATTGAACGAGCCGAGAAAGCCTTGAATGCACAGATCATGCTGTGTGATGATCTCCACGCCGAACTTATGGCCCGACTGGAGGATGTGGACGACCCGAAGGATTACGAGGTCCTGCGGCTGAAGTATCTCCGCTTTCAGGACTGGGAGCAGATTGCACAGAAGATGAGCATCTGTGTACGGCAGGTTTACCGTCATCACCGTAAAGGTGTGGATGCTTTGGAACTGTGACAGATGTCAGTAAAACGTCAGTACGACGTCAGTGACATGTCTTTGATTTCATGATAAAATAGTATCATCGCAAGAGCCCGCAGGAAAGGTTTACTCCCTTCAATCCTGCGGGCTTTGTGCTGCCCGGCTGCGACAGGGGAACACACATTTACTCACCCAACAGCCTGAATGTACCAGCCGGGCCTTTTTTGATATTTTCCGCCGTCCGCAGGGGCGGCTTTTTTCATACCCCCGGGGCCTGCAAAGACCCCCGGGGTCATTTTGTACCCCGGCCTTTCAAAACACCCCCTGCCTGCAAAAGGCCTCCTCCCCCTTGAGGAGACCGGCAGGCAGCACACCCCAAGGAGCTGCCCATGGCAAAGACTGTTGCACGCCCGGATCGGGACGGCACCCACCGGCTGGCGTTTGAACGCAACAAGAAAAAGATCTACGCCACCCAGACCGTGTGCGGCATCTGCGGCAAGCCTGTGGATTTCAGCTACAAGTTTCCGCATCCGCTTTCGCCGTGCATCGACCACATCATTCCGGTGGCCAAGGGCGGCCACCCCAGCGACCTCGCCAACCTGCAGCTGGCGCATTTCTGGTGTAACCGGCAGAAGAGCGACAAGCTGTTTACGCCTGTGGAGCAGCAGACGGAGCCGGATGCAGATGCCTCCATGGCCCTGCCGCTGAGCACCGACTGGACGGCGTACCGCAGCCGCTGAGACGGCCCGCAGCGCCGCCGGGACACGCACGCAGGGACGGGGGGCATCCCCCTCCCAGGGGGTCCTCTGACCTTCCCAGACCGTACTGTGAATATTTTCTCGTGAAAGGAGAATCCACCGCCCATGACCGACCTGAAAGGCATGGCCTATCTGCGCCGCCGCCTGAACCAGAAGCGCAGCCGAGTGCTGACCCGCTACAAGTATTACGAGATGAAGAACGCCGTAAAGGACTTTGGCAAGGTCACCCCGGATGAGTTCCGCTTTTTCAGCGAGACGCTGGGCTGGTGCGGGAAAGCTGTGGACGCTCTGGCCGACCGGCTGGTCTGGCGGGAGTTCCGGGATGATAACTTTGACCTGAACTCCATCTACCAGATGAACAACGCAGACACCCTGTTTGACAGTGCCGTGCTGTCGGCCCTCATTTCCAGCTGCTGCTTTCTGTACATCAGCCCGGACGGCAGCGGCTACCCCCGGCTGCAGGTCATCGACGGCGGCAACGCCACCGGCATCCTGGACGAGGTGACCGGCCTGCTCACGGAAGGATATGCCGTGCTGTCCCGTGACCCGGAGACGGACAAGCCCCTACTGGAGGCCTACTTCACGGCGGACAGCACCTGGTATTACCCCGACGGCCAAAAGCCGTATCAGGTGCCAAACCTCGCACCGGCCCCGCTGCTGGTGCCCGTCGTATACCGCCCGGATGCCAAGCGGCCCTTTGGCCACAGCCGCATCTCCCGTGCCTGCATGGGCCTGCAGCAGGGTGCCCTGCGCACCCTCAAGCGCAGCGAGATCAGCGCCGAGTTCTATTCCTTCCCGCAGAAATATGTGCTGGGCACCGCCAACGACGCCGAGCAGATGGACAAGTGGAAGGCCACCATCTCCAGTTTTCTGGAATTCACCAAGGACGAGGACGGCGACAAGCCGGTGGTGGGCCAGTTCACCCAGCAGAGCATGAGCCCCTACACCGAGCAGCTGCGCACATTTGCCGCCCTGTTTGCAGGCGAGACCGGCCTGACGCTGGATGATCTGGGCTTCGTCACCGACAACCCCTCCAGCGCCGAGGCCATCAAGTCCAGCCACGAGAGCCTGCGCCTGGCGGCCCGCAAGGCACAGCGCACCTTTGGCAGCGGCTTCCTGAACGCCGGGTATCTGGCCGCCTGCATGCGGGACGGCATCGCCTACCAGCGTCAGCAGCTCTACCTCACCCGCCCGGTGTGGGAGCCGGTGTTCGAGCCGGACGCCGCCACCCTGTCCGGCATCGGGGACGCCGTGGGCAAGATCAACACGGCCATCCCCGGTTATTTCGGTGCGGAGAACCTGCGGGACCTGACCGGCATCCGCTCCGAGAGCTGAGGAGGCACCCATGGCCGACAAGGACATTGCCCCGGAGCTGCTGGAGCGCATCCGGGCCGACTTCCGGGCGCTGCTGGGCGACGCAAAGCCCGCCGCCGACACCTACGCTGCCGCTGCGGATTACGCCGAGCTTGTGGGCAGCGCCCTGGCCGAGGCCTTCCGCCGCAACCTGACCGCCGACGCCCTGCCGGACGGCAGGCTGTACTGGAACATTGCCGACCGGGTGGTGCGCCCCCTGCTGGAAGAGGAGCACCTGCTGGTGGCGGACGCTTCCGCTGCCGTGCAGCAGGCACTGAACCAGCAGGCAAATCTCGGCATTGCCCCGCAGCGGGCCGTGCTGCCCACCGACGCTGTGGACGACCTGCTGAACAAGGTGTCCACGGCGGAGCAGTTTGCGGATGTGGCGTGGGCACTGGACGAGCCGGTGCGTACCTTCTCCCGCATGGTGGTGGACGACACCCTGAAACGCAACGTGGATTTTCAGGGCAAGGCTGGGCTGCGGCCCCGTGTCATCCGCACCGCCGAGAGCCACTGCTGCAAATGGTGCAGTGCGCTGGCCGGCACTTACGATTACCCCCGTGTGCCCAAAGACGTTTACCGCCGCCACGAGCGCTGCCGCTGCCGGGTGGAATATGACCCCGGCGAGGGCAGGCGGCAGAACGTGTGGAACAAGACGTGGACGGAGGATGAGGACGCCCGGCAGGCACGCATTCAAAAGATTCAAAACCCATCGACAAACCGAGACGATTCTGCTAAGATAGAAGCACGAAAACAGATTGGGCTGCCGCCGGTCGATTCACCTGAGATCAAGGCCATCAAGGCCGCAATGTCCGAGCAGGTGCTTAGTCTGCCGGAAACCGCACAGGAGGCTCTCCGGCAGTATACCGGCTTTACGGCGACCCGTGTGAACTTTGCCATCCGGAACGGAAAAATCACACCGCAGATCCAGGAGACCATTTCCGCATTGGATAACGCGCTGGCTTCCGGCGTGATGCCGCAGAGCGTCACCCTGTACCGGAACACAGCGCTTTCTTTTCTAGGGTTCGGGCTTCCCAAAAATCCGACCCTGCAGGATCTGCAAGACCTTGTGGATCTCACACCGGAATTTCCGATATTTATATCAACCAGTTTTCAGGATCTGCATCTTCCGGGCCGTGACACGCTGATTCAGCTGCATGTTCCGGCAGGATATAAGGGCTGCCAGTTCCTTCAGCCTGTAGCGCTTCCCAAATTCAAAAGTCAGGACGAAGTCCTGTTTGCCCGTGGGATGCAGTATCGTGTGCTGGATGTTGGTAGAAAAGACGACCGATATTTTTTAGAGATCGAGGTGCTCCAAAATGTCTAAATTTTTGCGTGAAGAGGATATCAGCATGGGGTTCCGTGCTCCACTTTACAGCGTGCCGGTCTGTATCCCGGAATGCAATGTCTGTATTCACCGGGATGGACCGGGCAAATGCAAAAAGTTAGGAACTCCCTCCGATGATCTTCGTTTCGGAAAGCGCCACGATTGCCCGGACGCCGTCCTGAATACCAGCCATTTTTTATATCCCGAATACCAAAAATTGTACCCGGAAGAGTGCAAGGTCTCTGCCAAAAAGTAAACTTTCATCCACGGAATATCCTAGTTTAACCACTGTATGCCCTCAAAAAGGCACAACAGTGGTTTTTTCATGCCGTTTTAGCTCATGTTGGCAGGGCCGTGGTCTCCAAAACCACAGGTCACTGGTTCGATTCCAGTAAACGGTGCCATCATTTTCATGCAAAGGAGGAACCCAGCCCACCATGCCGCGGACGCGAAAACAGACAGCCCCGGCAAGGCTGGGGCGTCAGACGCCCACCGCTGCCGTGGTGCTGCCCTACACCAAAACCTTCGGCCAGGACGCCATCGACCTGTACAACTCCACCGGGCGCATCGCCCAGCAGTGGCAGGAGCTGCTGCTGTATGACATCCTTGCCCGCAACGAGGAGGATCTGTGGGTGCATACCAAGTTCGGCTATGCCGTGCCCCGCCGCAACGGCAAGAACGAGATCGCCGCCATCCGGGAGCTGTACGGCCTGCAGCAGGGCGAGAGCATCCTGCACACCGCCCACCGCACCACCACCTCCCGGGCCGCCTGGGAGCGGTTGTGCCACCTGCTGGACAAGGCCAAGATCCCCTATAAATCCATTCAGGCCGTGGGCCGGGAGCACATCCAGCTGGAAGAGGGCGAGGGCCGCATCGAGTTCCGCACCCGCTCCTCCAAGGGCGGCCTGGGCGAGGGCTTTGACCTGCTGGTCATCGACGAGGCCCAGGAGTACACCGACGATCAGGCCAGTGCCCTGAAGTATGTGGTCACTGACAGCGAGAACCCGCAGACCCTGTTCTGCGGCACCCCGCCCACGCCGGTGTCCTCCGGCACGGTGTTCCTCAAAATGCGCAACGCCGCCCTGCGGGGCGACACGCAGAACACCGGCTGGGCCGAGTGGAGCGTGGAGCAGCAGACCGACCCCCACGACGTGGAGGCCTGGTATCAGACGAACCCCAGCCTCGGCACCATCTTCACCGAGCGCAGTGTGGCGGATGAGATCGGCGATGACCCCATCGACTTCAACATCCAGCGTCTGGGGCTGTGGCTTCGGTACAACCTCAAATCGGCCATCAGCCGGGCAGAGTGGGACGAACTGAAAACCGACACCCTGCCCAAGCTCACCGGCAAGCTGTATGCCGGCATCAAGTTCAGCACCGACGGCACCAGCTGTGCGCTGGCCGTTGCGTGCCGCACCAAAGACAACGCTATCTTCGTGGAAGCCATCGGCTGCCATCCTACCCGGGACGGCAGCGGGTGGCTTCTTGATTTTCTATCCAAAGCCGACCTAGCCGCCGTGGCGGTGGACGGGGCCAGCGGGCAGCAGCTTCTGGCCGACGCCATGAAGGCCGCCCACCTCAGGTCCCCCGTGCTGCCCACGGTCAAGCAGGTCATCACCGCCAACGCCGCCTTCGAGCAGGCCCTTTTTGCGCAAGCCCTGTGCCATGCCGGCCAGCCCGGCCTTGCGCAGGCTGCTTCCAACTGCGAAAAGCGGGCCATCGGCTCCAACGGCGGCTTCGGTTACCGCTCTCTGACCGAGGGCGGCCACATCGAGCTGCTGGACAGCGTGATCCTGGCCCACTGGCAGTGCGCCGAGGGCAAGGGCAAGCGCCGGCAGCGCATCCGCTATTAACAGGCCACCCGGGCCTGTTTTTTTGTTGCCATAAAGGAGGGTATTCCATGGCAGAAGCATTTGAACCCATTACCACGCAGGAGGCGTTTGAGGCCGCTGTCGCTGACAGGCTGGCCCCTTACGCCGACTACAACGACCTCAAGGCCCAGAACGAGGCCCTCGCCGGGCAGGTGGCGGAGCTGAACACTCGCTGCCAGACCTACGAGACGGACGCGCTCAAGACCCGCGTTGCCCATGAGGTGGGCCTGCCGTTCGACCTGGCGGGCCGCCTGACCGGCTCCAAGGAGGAGGACATCCGCAAGGACGCCCAGAACCTGCTGCAGCTGATCAAGCCCAAGACCCCGCCCGCACCCCTGCGCGGCGACCCCGACCCCAGCGGCAGCGGCAAAAAGGCCGCCTGGCGCAGTTTCGCAAACCAGCTGATGAACAACGAGTAAAGGAGAACACATCATGGCAGATATTCTGAGCAAAGGCTCCCTGTTCCCGGAGGAGCTGATCCCCGGCTTTATCCAGAAAACCACCGGCGCGTCCGCGCTGGCCAAGCTCTGCGGCGCAACGCCCATCGCCTTCAACGGCCAGAAGGAATTCACCTTCACGCTGGACAAGGAAGTGGACATCGTGGCAGAAAACGGTGCCAAGGGCAAGGGCGGCATGACCGTGGAGCCCATCACCATCGTGCCCATCAAGATCGAGTATGGTGCACGCGTGTCCGACGAGTTCCTGTACGCTTCCGAGGACGCCCAGATGGACGTTCTGAGCGCCTTTGCGGACGGCTTTGCCAAGAAGGTGGCCAAAGGTCTGGACCTCATGGCCTTCCACGGCATCAACCCCCGCACCGGCTCTGCGTCCGGCGTCATCGGCACCAACCACTTTGACAGCAAGGTCACCCAGGCCGTGACCATTGCCGCCTCCGACAAGCCCGACACCAACGTGGAGGCCGCCATCGCCCTGGTGCAGGGCGCGGAGCGGGACGTTACCGGCATGGTGCTGGCCCCCAGCTTCAAGAGCGCTCTGGCGGCCCAGACCACTACCGACGGTGCCAAGCTGTACCCGCAGCTGGCCTGGGGCGCAAACCCCGGCGAGGTGAACGGCCTGCGGGTGGAATCCACCTCCAACCTGTCCGCCGGTTCCAGCCTGGACCGTGCGCTGGTGGGCGACTTCACCAACTGCTTCAAGTGGGGCTACGCCAAGGAGATGCCCATTGAGGTGATCCAGTACGGCAATCCCGACAACGATGCGGATCTGGGTGACCTGAAGGGCCACAACCAGGTATACCTGCGCGGCGAGGCCTACATCGGCTGGGGCATCCTGGATCCGTCCGCATTCGCCCACATCAAGGCCAACGCCTAAGGAGGACACGCCATGCTGTACCGCAACAAGCGCACCGGCGCTGTGATCGAGACGCCCTGCCGCGTTTCCGGCGGGGACTGGGAGCCCGTCAAGGCAGAAAAGGCGGCCAAACCCAAGGCTGCCGCCAAGGAGAAACCGGAGGCTGCTGAATGAGCTACGCCACCGTGGAGGACATGACCGCTCTGTGGCGTCCCATGACCGCTGCCGAGCAGGCAAGGGCGTTCTCCTTGCTGGATGTCATTTCGGCCAGCCTGGACGTGGAGGCCCGCAAGGCAGGCAAAGACCTGCCCGCACTGGTGGCCGCTGACCCGGCGCTGGCCATGGTGGCCAAGAGCGTGGCCGTGGATGTGGCCGCCCGCACCCTGATGACCAGCACGAACCAGGAGCCTATGACCCAGATCACCCAGGCAGCCGGCGGCTACTCGGCGTCCGGGTCCTTTCTGGTGCCCGGCGGCGGCCTGTTCATCAAAAAATCGGAGCTGGCCCGGCTGGGCCTGCGCCGTCAGCGGATGGGAGTGATCGAACCCTATGGCTCTGATTAAGGGCATCCCCGTCATCCTCTATGAGCGCACCCAGACCGGCGAGGATGCTTTTCACGCTCCGGTTTACACCGAAACACCGGTCACGGTGGAAAATGTGCTCATCACGCCGGTGGACAATGCCGCCGTGGTCACCGACCTGCAGCTTACGGGCCGCCGGGTGGCCTACGAGCTGTGCATCCCGAAAGGCGACGCTCACCGCTGGGAGGGCTGCACCGTGGAATTTTTTGGCCAGAAATGGCGAGTGTACGGCGGTGCCTCCCAGTACATCGAGGCGCTTGTGCCTCTGGCCTGGAACAAGAAAGTGCAGGTGGAACGGATTGAGTAAGCTGCGCGTGGAACTGAACAGCGCCGGCGTTCGTGCTCTGATGCGTTCTCCGGAAATGCAGGCCGTGCTCAAAGCCCGTGCGGACACCGTGAAGAACCGCTGCGGCGACGGGTATGAGGCCTATGTGGCCCAGACCCGTGCAGTCGCTGTGGTGGAGACTGTTTCTCAGAAGGCCTACAATGATAACTCTGCCAACAACACCCTGCTGAAAGCTGTCTCTTCGAGCCGCAGCGGCACCGTGGTACATGAGCATAAGCGCCACCTGAAAGACGGCAGAGTAATCACCGTGAGGAGCTACCAGCGAAAGAAATGATCGAAGAAATCATCCTGAATTACCTGCGGGAAAACGGTTTCCCCTGCTTTATGTCCGTGCCGGAGAACCCCTCCGACAATTTTTGTGTCCTGGAAAAGACCGGCTCCGGCTGCGAGGAGGGCATTTACACCGCCACGCTGGCAGTGCAGTCCTACGGCGGCACAGACTATGAGGCCGCCCGGCTGAACCACCGGGTGGTGCAGGCCATGCAGGCCGCCGACACCCTGCCGGAGGTGATTTCCTGCAGGCCGGTCACCGACTACAATTTCCCGGACACCACCCGCAAACGGCCCCGCTACCAGGCCGTTTTTTCTATCACTCATTACTGACCTGTGAAAGGAGAACTACACATGGCAGACGCAACCAAAGTAACCGCCGCCAAGCCCAAAGTGGGCGGTGCCATCTGGCGTGCCCCGCTGGGCACCCCGCTGCCCACCGACGCCAAGACCGAACTGGACAAGGCTTTTAAGTGCCTGGGCTACGCCTCCGAGGACGGCGTGACCAACAGCAACTCGCCCTCCAGCGAGAACACCAACGCCTGGGGCGGCGACACCGTGCTGACCCAGCAGACCGAGAAGCCCGACACCTTCCAGTACACCCTGCTGGAGGCCCTGAACGTGGAGGTGCTCAAGTCCGTGTACGGCGACGACAACGTCACCGGCACGCTGGACACCGGCATCACGGTCAAGGCAAACTCCTCCGAGCAGAAGGACTGCAGCTGGGTCATTGAGATGGTGATGAAGAACAAGGCGGTCAAGCGCATCGTCATCCCGGATGCCGCCGTCACCGCCGTGGGCGATATCACCTACGCCAAGAGCGCCGTGGGTTACAACACCACCCTGACCGCCGTGCCGGATGCCCAGGGCAACACCCATTACGAGTACATTCTGGGCGGCACTGCTGCCGCCCAGGCCGCTGCCAAGACCAAGGAGGTGCAGGCATGATCACTGCAAAAACGAACGACGGCTTTGAAATCGAGATGGACGAGGACGCACTGGACGACGCCGAGCTGCTGGACGCCTTGGGCGGCATGCAGGACGGCAACGTCTTTGATATGAGCCACCTGACCCTGCGCCTGCTGGGCAAGGAGGGCCGGAAGAAGCTGTACAACCACCTGCGCACCCCGGACGGCCGCGTGCCGGTGGCCAAGGTGGCGGACGCTCTGGGTGAGCTGATGAACAGCTTCACAGCCGGAAAAAACTCTGCATCCTCGCCGAACTGATCGCATCGGACGAGGACGCCCTGATCTGCGATTTTGCCCAGTATTACCATGTACTGGACTGGCGCGTCCTGCCGCTGCGTCTGGCCGCCACCCTGGCCGCAGGCCTGCCGGAAACAAGCCGCAGCCTGCGCAAGGCGGCAGGCCGCGCGGTGGACTTTGAGACGGAACTGCTGGCCTATGCCGCCGACCGCCTGACCCAGGTGCTTTGGTGGCTGCACAACGACATGTCCAAGCCGCCCTCCGTGCTGGCCGACCTGCGCGGCGAGGCGGACACCAGCAACGTGCAGTGCTACGCCAGCGCAGAAGAATTTGACGCCGCCCTTGCGGCGCTGAAAGGAGGTTGACACCATGGCGGACGGAATCGAACTGGGCAAGGCGTATGTCCAGATCGTGCCCTCGGCGCAGGGCATCAAAAGCGCCCTGACCGAGATGTTTGACGAAGAGACCGAAGGCCTTGGCGAGCAGACCGGGCAGAGCATCGGTCAGGAACTCATCGGCACCCTGAAGAAAGTGATCGCGGCGGCCGGCATCGGCAAGATCATCTCGGATTCCATCAACATGGGCGGTGCCCTGCAGCAGAGCCTTGGCGGCGTGGAAACGCTGTTCAAGGACAGTGCCGACACGGTCAAGGAGTACGCCGCGCAGGCATACCGGACCGTGGGGCTTTCTGCCAACGACTACATGGAGCAGACCACCAGCTTTGCGGCCAGCCTGCTGTCCAGCGTCAGCCAGGACACCAACGCCGCCGCCCAGCTTGCCAACATGGCCATGGTGGATATGGCCGACAACGCCAACAAGATGGGCACGGATATGCAGGATATCCAGAACGCCTATCAGGGCTTTGCCAAGCAGAATTACACCATGCTGGATAACCTCAAGCTCGGCTACGGCGGCACCCAGGCCGAGATGCAGCGGCTGCTGAACGACGCCACCAAGATCTCCGGCGTGAAGTATGACCTCGGAAATCTGGCCGACATGTACAGCGCCATCCACATCATCCAGCAGGAAATGGACATCACCGGCACTACCGCAAGGGAAGCAGCCACCACCCTGACCGGCAGCTTTGCCGCCATGAAGGCGGCTGCGGAAAACGTGATGGGCAACTGGTCCACCGGCGCAGACCTCACCGAGCCGCTGCAGGCGCTGGCCGACACGGCACAGACCTTTCTTGTGGATAACCTGCTGCCCATGATCGGCAATGTACTGGCAGGCATTCCGGAAATCGTTTACAGCCTTGTGCCGGAGCTCCTGCAGACCGGCACCGAGCTGCTCAGCTCCCTGGCACAGGGCTTCACCGAGGGCATCCCGGAGTTCTTCTCCACTGCTCTGCCGCAGCTGCTGGCCTTTACGGACCAGCTGCGGGACAACGCGGCCAGCTTTGTGGACGCCGGTCTGAACCTTATCACCCAGCTGCTCAACGGTCTGATCGCCGGTCTGCCGGACCTGATCGCCTATGTGCCGGATATCATCATCAACATCTGCGGCATCATCAACGACAACATGCCCAAGATCCTCGGCGAGGGCGTGGCCATCATCGTGCAGCTGGTCGTGGGCATCGTCAAGGCGGTGCCGGATCTGCTGGCCAACTGGAAGAAGATCCTGCAGGCCGTGTTGTCGGTGATCTCGGCCATTAACTGGCTGAACATCGGCAAGAACATCCTCACCGGCGTGGCAAACGGCGTCAAGAGCATGGGCACAAGCATGCTGAACGCCTTCAAGGGCGGCTTTTCCAGTGCGCTTGCCTGGATCAAGAGCCTGCCCTCGCAGGCGGTGCAGTGGGGCAAGAACCTTATCCAGAGCTTTATCAACGGCCTCACCGGCAAAGGCGGTGCGGTTGGTGCAGGAGCCATCGCAGCCACCGCCGGTGCCACCATTGCTAAAACCGCCAGCGGGAACGACTGGTCCTCCGTCTGGGCGGACGCCAACGCCGACGTGGCCGACAGCGCCCAGTCCATGGCGGAGGCGGTCGTCCCGGCCTATACCAAGTCCGGGGACGCCGCCACCAAGGCGGCCAAAAAGACCAAGGCCGCCGCACAGGCCGCCGAGACCCTGCTGTGGTCCCTGCAGGACGCAGGCCACACCGACACCACCAACGCCCTGGGCAAGGTGACCATCCAGACCACCGAGCTCACCGAGCACCTGCGCAAGGGCAGCGAGGAGTATGACCGGCTGACCCGCACCGTGACCGAATCCGGTAAGGAAATGGTCAACGGTGTGGCCAAGAACTACAAGACCGTCACCAAGTATGTGACCGAAAACGGCAAGACCACCGCCCAGACCCAGAAGGTCTACGAGGAAATTGCCGCCACTGTAGCCAAGACCGTTACGTCTACAACGGATTCCGTCGTCAACGGCATTGCCACCAGCACCAAGACCATCACCGAGACCCTGACTGACAAAACCACGACCCAGAAGCAGGTCATCACCGAGACCTACAACGACATCGTGGACGGGGCGCTTGTCACGGTGGAGCGGGTCAAGACCATTGCCGCCGACGGTGTCCCGCAGATCAACGAGGAGATCAAGAAAGCCTCTGCCAATAGCTTTGACGGCCTTGTCAAGGGCTGGCAGGACGAGGCCGACAAGGGCGTGGTGGGCACCTTCAGCACGCTGGTGAACGCTGTGAAGAAGCAGGACTGGCAGTCTGTCGGCGAATGGGTGCTGTCCACCCTGTACAACGGCCTTGCTCCGCAGGCAAAGCAGCTCATTGACGACTTCGGCAAGAACCTGATCCAGCAGGTCAACGGCTTGCTGGGCAAGGGGGTCAGTGCCGTCTCCAACGGCCTGTGGGATATGGGCGGCGACCTTGCCAAGGGCCTGACCAGCGGTTTTGCGGACGTGATCACGCAGGCGCAGGGCCTTGGCTCCACCCTCACCGGCATCTTTCAGGGTCTGAAAGGTCCGCTCACTGCGGCTGCCGCTGCCATCAGCACCGGCCTGAAGGGCGGACTGATCTCCAGCTTCCCGGAGATTCTGGCCTCCATGGGCACCCTGATCGGTTCCATCGGCAGCGCCTTTGTGGGCATGCTGGAAGCCGTCGCGGCGGCACTGTTCCCCACCGGATTCGGTGCCCCGCAGGCGCTGCTCATGATCGCGGCAGGCGTGGCCCTGACCGCCGCCATTGCGGCCATCGTGGCCGGCGTCGGCGGCGCGTTCAAGCGCAAGACCACCCCCGGCATCTCCGGCGGCACTTCCGGCAGCAGCACGACCTCCACGGCATCCGGCTCCCTGTGGGATTACGAGAAGCGTGCTCCGCTGCCACAGCGCACCCAGCGGCCCAACATCGAGGTCAACCAGTACATTTATTCCAAGGCGCAGACGGCTGCCGACCTGATGCGTGAGGCACAGTACGAGCAGGAAAGGGCGGTGCTGCAGGGTGTTTGACGCGATTTTCAAGGCCAGCAACGGCCTGACCTTTTCCTTTGGCTACAAGGCGGGCGTGCTGTGGAGCATCACCCCGCTGGGTGACCTGCCCGTGGATCTGGAGACCAGCCAGGGTTACCAGCAAGTGGGTGCCACCGTGGAGAGCCGGAGCATTTCCGGCGTGACCCGCACGGTCACCGGGCGCATCCTGCGCAATCAGGACTACTGCAAGCGACAATTGCGGGATGTGTTTGCCCCCTACGTCACCGGCCGTTTAACCGTGGCCGGGGCCTACTGGTGCGACGCCGAGGTGCAGCGCACCCCGGACATCAGCGTGTCCAGCCTGTGGCCCACCTTCTCGTTTCAGCTCTACTGCCCGGACCCCTACTGGCACAGCGTGAAGGAGCTCACCGTCTCGACCCTGAGCGTGACGCCCACCTTCCGCCTGCCGGTGTGCTACGATGTGCACAGCTACGGCGTGCGAGAGCAGGCCAACTATTTGCGCATCGCCAACACCGGGCTGGCCACCCAGGACTGGGCTCTGACGCTGGAAGCCCGCGGCCCGGTGGTCAACCCCGGCGTCAAGGACCCGGAGACCGGCGAGTTCCTGCGCTTTGTCACCACCCTGCAGGACGGCGACAAGCTCCGGCTGTACCGCGAGAGCGGCCAGCTGAAACTGGAACAGATCATCGACGGCACCGGCTACAACATCATGTCCACGCTGGACGGGAGCAGCACCCTGTGGACTTTGCGCCACGGGACGCAGGCATGGCAGCGCACAGCGGATTTCGGCACGGAATGGCTGTTCCTGACCCTGACCTGCAGCACAGCGTTTTCCACCGTAGTCCTGGAGGTGGGCGGCAATGGCTGAGCGGACAAGTGCCCTGACGGCAGGCGGCCACAAGAGCATCTGCGTCTACGACGGCCAGCTGAACCTGCTGGGCCGGCTGGCAAGCTGGGTGTCGCTGGTCTGGCCGGAGCGCTACAACGTGTACAGCGGGGTGCAGGGTGCGCAGCTGGAACTGCACGCCTCCACCGACCTGCAGGCCCTGTGCCGCCCGGACCGGTACCTCTGGCTCACCGGCTCCGACCGCATCATGCGCATCTGCTCGGCCCAGACCAACCAGTCCGAACACAAGCTCGTGATCTCGGCCAGGGACGCCGCCTGCATCCTGGATGAGCGGATCAGCACCCGGACCCTGAGCGGCTTTGCGGTGGAAAGCACCCTGCGCAGCCTTGTGTCCGGTGCGGCTGCATGGCCGGGGCTGGAGCTGGGCGTGCTTGCAGATCTTGCCGACACCTACACCGGCGAGGTAAAGCCCGGCAGCCTGCTCAGCATCGCCGAGCAGGTGTGCCAGAAACTGGACATCGGGTTCCGGGTGCGGTTCGACCAGCAGGCCAAAAAGCTGCTGTTTGAGCTGTACCGCCCGAAACTGGATCCCAACGCCCGGTACGCCCCGCAGTACGGCAACCTGACCGGCCTGACCTACACTGAGAGCATCACCGACTACAAGAACATCGTGACCGTGGCGGGCGCGGACGGCACCGTCACCGTGGGTGCCACCGGCAACACCGGCGCAGCCCGGCGGGAACTGTATCTGGACGCTGCCTCCAAAAAGAAGGAGGACAACCAGAGCCAGGAGGATTATCTCGCGTCCCTGCGGGCCTTGGGTGAGCAGGAACTTGCCAAGCACACCCGCATTGAGAACTTCCGCTTTACCCCGACCGGAACGGTCACGGTGGGCAAGGTGGTGGCCGCCAGCCTGCCCGGCACCGATATTCAGGCGGCGGCCCGCATTACCAGCGTGACCCTGAGTTCCCAGAAGGGCGAAAACACGGTCACTACCGAGATCGGCACACCGATCCTCAGGAGGAAACCATGAGCATCATCACTTACCCGCTGAACGGCGTCACCTACGACGCGGAGGACGTGAGCACTTACCTGTGCACCCGCACCTCCGGCGTCTACGCCAAAGACACAAATTACGCGGTCAGCGTCACCGGCCCGCGGCAGATCACCGTAGCCCCCGGCCTTGCGTGGATCAACTACGACGACTTCAAGGGCGTCTCGGCCTGCAGCCGGGAGGCGGTCAACCTGACCGTCCCGGACGCCGACGGCACCCTGCCCCGCATCGACCGGGTGGTGCTGCAGTTCGACACCGCAGCCAACCTGACCGCCGTCAAGCTCAAACCCGGCACCCCTGCCGCCGCTCCGGAGCCGCCCGCCATCCTGCAGAACCACAACCAGTACGAGCTGGGCCTGTGCACGGTGAGCGTGCCCGCAGGCTCCTCGGTGGTCACCGCCGCCGACATCACCGACACCCGCGCGGACGAGGACGTGTGCGGCGTCATGCGGGACGGGGTCAAGGGCATCCCCACGGCCCAGCTGCAGGCGCAGGCGCTGGCCATAATGACCCAGCTGTCCACTGAGCTGCACACCAAGCTCAACGCCCTGGACGCCGCCATCGCGGGCGTGGAGAGCGGGAACTTTTATACCAAGGCAGAGGCGGACGCGAAATTCGGCACGCCGTACAGCCTGCCCGCTGCTACAGTCAGCACGCTGGGCGGCGTGAAGGTGGGCGACTATCTGGACGTGGACGAGGACGGCACCCTC